AATGTCGTCAAAAATTGCTGGGACGTTTGCTGTGTCTCCTGTCATTGGCGTTAAATCGGAATGAGCCGCGCCTCGATCAGTTGCCATGCCTGCGTCCATAACAGGGAAAGAATGCTGAGTACCGCCAACACCTGAGACAAAAGTAACTGCATGTCGCAATTTGCCTTTACCTTGGTAAGCTTGTTTTAAGTTTGAGTTAAACGTTTCAATAAACGCTTGTTCTACTGGTGAACCTGTGATTGCTGTCATAATATAAATTCCTTAACAATAAATTAAAATAAGTGTGTTTTGTTTATTGTCTTAGAATGAGTGACCCTTAATGGGGGCAGACTAGACAAAAATAGTTAATCTGACCATTTGGGCTTTCAGTGAAAGGTTTCCATCTGGAATATGCTAAGTATACAACATTTACTTTGATGGTGTAAACTATTTCGTTCTTGTGTGGCATTCTAAGCTATTTAAAACAAAAAAAGAGGCTACCATAGCCCCTTTGTAATTTGATGTGTTATAACCCTGTTTAGCTAGGGAATAATCTACTTGCCATCTTCGCCACTTCTGCGCGGTATGCGTCACCCTCTGCACCCTGTTTAGAGTTACGCGGGTCTGCTGTCATTGCGTCAAGTGCTGCTCTTGGATCTGCTACTTTCTTTTCTTCGCTTGGTGTGCGTGTCATGTTAGGCATTTTGTTACCTTGACCCATAAAGTGCTCAAGCAATTCTATACCCTCTGCCGTTGTAGCTACTGCATCAGTAAGCGCTTTAACTTCTGGCGTTAATCCTGCCTGCCATTGTTGGATCTCTTTAATACGTGCGGGTGCATTCTCGCCTAACTCTGCTACTACATTTGCAATTCGTGCATCTTCTTGTGCAATTTGATTACCTACAAAAGCTTCGGCAAACTTGTTATAACCTTCTTGGCTCATATTTAAGTCTTTGGCAATTTCGCCCATACCTGCCATTAAGGGATCATCAGCGTTTAACATGCTAATACCTTTGTCTGCCATTGTTTTGGTTAGTTCTTCACCAAACGAGAAAGACTCATAGGCTTCTGGCGCTCCTGTGAATGAACCAAGTTTACTAGACAATTCTGTATAAGCCTTTGCTTGTTCGGCTATTGATTCGTCTTGACTACGGCCTTCTGTTACATATTTTGATTGTAACCATTCTGGCGCTTCAACTGGTGCTTGTCCTGCCTCTGGTGCTACTACTTGCGAATCAGCAACAATAGAGTCTACTGTAGGTGCTTCGTTTGTAGTTTCTGCAACTGTAGGTGCTGTAACCTCTGTTGCTACTTCTGCTACTGGTGCTGCTGCTGCTAATGTGTCTAAGCTCATGTTATAAATCCCCTGTATTATTTGTGTATTTGTTATTTGGTAAGGTTACCTCAAGATCTCTTTCTAAGTTTTTGCTTATATAGCTTTCTACACCATCTAAGTCACTTAATTTAAAGTTAGCGCTACCAGTTTGCATGGCCCCAACATGTTCAAGCAAAAATTTAAGTTCGGTAGGATTAAAACATCGTCCTACTAGTTCGATTATGAATTCCATGTGATCGCGGGATCGACCTTTAGGTAATACACATGAAACGGTTCGCAACTCTCTTTCATCATCATATTTTTTACTATACGCAGCGTAGCCCATTTCCGACCAAGGAAGATTATTTTTTCTATTACCGCCGCCGCCGATTGTGTCTAAGCTCATGTGTTACCCCTTGCCTTGTATTTTTTTAGTAAGACAGTTAATTTGTGCTATAACTCTGTCAAGTAAGAATTCTACACTCTCTAAATCATCTGCGTATTGAATAGCGCCTAAAAGTTGGTATTCTTTGTATAAGTTGTTTAACTCGTTGTAATCTTCGTTGTCCATGTTCTACCCCTTGCCGTTAAAGTAATAGTTCTTGTTAATTGGTTAGTATTATATATTAAATGTTGCACTAATAGAAATGTATTATATTGCAATGACTTGATTCTCTTTCTTATTAAGGAAAATAAACGCTGGAGTCATACATAAACCAAGCTATAGCCCTTATGTATAAAGGGATTGCCCCTAAAAGACAATCCCCGAAAAAAACATAGTAAAAAACGGCTATATTTAGCTCTTTTTAGGCAATGTAAAGGTGATTAACTGACGTATAATGTCGTTTTGCCCCTCTCTATATGCCGCGCTTGTTGCTTGTTTTCCCGCCTCTACACTGGAACTAAAAACAGGACGGTCTAAGGTTACTGATTTAAAATACTCTAATAACTCTAAACCCTCGTTACTATTAAATAGCCTTTTACCTAATGCCGCTATTCGTTGTGCCGCCTGTACTTGCTTTAGATCTCTTTTTGGTTGTGCTGTTTTCATATACTGCCCCCTTAATTATGCCTGTGGTTGTACTGGTGGTTGTTGTTGTTGGGTGTCTTGCTGTGCCTGTGCAAATGCCGTTAACTTTTCTTCTAATTCGCCCGATGTTGGCATTTTCTCAGGTGGTACGCCCATAGTTTCAGCTAACCATACTAAGGTGTCTGGTGTTGCCATCATAGCCACTAGATTAGGTGAAATTTGTCCTACTACTGAAAGAAAGTTTAAAGTATTCTGTCCGTCTTCCTGTAATTGCGCCTTTGCTAATGTTCCTTCAACCTGTATAGCAATCTGTTTGCCGTCTAAAATAAGTTCTTTAGGTACTAGGTTGCGTTCTGCTAATAAGCTATAAACGCGTCTAATAAGCTTATTAATAAACTCTGTTTGTAATCGTCCGAACTGTGCGCCTAACTGCTGTAATCTCATTTGATTTCTAATAGCAATTTCTGTAGCTGACTTAGTAGGATCAGTAATGTTACCCATTGAACCAATAAAGAAAGCCTGCTTAATGTCTTGCGCCATGTCAGTCATTATTAACTGGCCTACATTAAAATCCCCATTACCATTAAGCGATTGAATAGGTACGTTGTTACTGTCCCACCTTGCACTAATTACACTGTTAGGTGCAAAGCTTAGGCTTTCAGGGTTTAGTATTGCATCGTCATTAGTTAACCAAATATTATTAACTTGCTGTTCTGCATTCATTAAAGTCATCATTTTTAACTCATTTAATGTTTTAATACTTGGTAGCATGTTCCAACCTGGGCCTCTACCTAGAGTTTCCCCTGCGCGAGTGTCCCAACGTGGCATAACCCATGCTGATTCGCTCATCTCAATACTAAAGATTTCCTCTTTTTCTGCCTTGGCTATAATCTGGTAGATGTACTTAGCTTTCTTTTTCTTGGTAGCTGGCATAAACACAACTGCTTCAATTACTTCTACCTTGCTTGCAGGATCTTTATTAATCTTGTCTGTTAGCTTCTTACTTAAAGTAGCATCAGGCCACCTTTGCATAATATTACGCGCTATTACTGAGAATATACGAAAGTTAGTGTCTATGTCACCAAATGCGCCAAGCTCGGGGTAAACCTCATTAAACGGCACTGATTGAAACATTATAGGCTGATCAACACTACCACCATCAGTAACAAGTAAGGAACCTGTACCTATACCTAAATCAAAGAACATTTCTAACACTTGACTGTCAAAGTTTGAATACCATATAGCTTTCATAATAGTTTCATTAACAGGAGCTAACATTTTGTTAATCTCGTCTTTGTCGTTGTCGTCAACGTCTGCCCCTGCAACCAACTTAGCCCACTTGGTAAAAGGTCTAACTAAGCTTGTTTGTAATAAGCCTGCAAACTCTTTAAGGGCGTTTGGTGCTGTGTCGTCAAATACTTGTTCATCTTCTCGCTGTCCTGCTGCGGGGTTGTAATAAGAATTACGCCCGGGAATTATATAGCGGTAGCAATCCTCTAATTCTGTGTCGAATACCTGCTTGTCAGCTTGTGCCGCTTCTGCTCTTGCTATTACTTGTTCTGGTGTTAGCTTTTCCATTGGTTGCCCCCTTATTTAATTGCTGTAAATTGTGTTGGTAATGTTGCTATAGCTTGACTCTGAATGTCTTCAATACCGCGCTCACCTGTTCTTAATAAGCTTCTACGCCCTAAAGATTGATCTTTAATACGCTTACGCCTTAATGCAATTGCGCTTGCTGCTTCTGATTTCTGCTTGTTCAAGCTTGCTAACTGCTCTTGCTCTAACCGCTTGGTAGCTGGATCTTTCTTTGGTGTTTTAGGTGTACTCATGTTTAACAACTCCTATATTCTTTAAATG